AGACCCAGAAACCGCGAGGCTGGAATATCGGCGGCGCCCGACGTGATCTGCAGGTAGGCCGTCAGCAAGGCCTCGGCTCCCGCCAGGTTGGTCCCGATGCGCTGCCACTCCTCGCCGGAATCCAGCAGGATGGTGTTGATGATCGACTTGGCGGCGTTGGCGTTCTTAAACCGGCTGATGATCTTTTGCGTGCCGGGGGCGGTCGACAGCTCCTCGCTTAGGTTGGGCACCTTGATGACATCTATCTTCATCTCCGACATCAACGTCGCCAACGATCCAGCAATCAACCCGCACGCCTTAATGGCACTGTTGATCGGCTGCAACACGCTATCGCCGAACGATGACGTGCTCGAGGTGAGAATGTCGGGGGGCGGCAGTCCGACGAACCGCACGACGCGCGACGGATGCAGTTTGACTTGCAAACCAGGCATCTGCGAGAACGACGCGGAATTGGTCAGCACGGGGCGGCCAAATCGCTCGAACTGTGTCTGCAACTGATACCAACTGGGCTGCCCCCAGTATGGCGAGCTTACGTCCCAGACTGTGTCGCCCATCGACAAATAGTGCCACGGCACCACGTGCAGGAACTTCAGATCGCCCTCGCCGACCGCTTCAGGGACGAGCTCCTCCTCTGGATTGCCGGATTCGACCCCGATGACGATGACCGAGCCGCCGTACAGCCGCGCCTTGACCAGCGCCTGCTGCACCTTCATCCGCACGAACAATTTTCGCTCGCACATCTCGAGCTTGGTGATCTGGTCCTGCTCGGCCTGCCACGCCCGCCATTCCCGCGTCATGTCAAAGGCCGGAATATCGATGCACTTGCGCGCGATCCAGTCGCCGCGATAGGCGATCTCACATTCGGCCAACGACATCGGGTCGAACGTGTATTCCTGCGACGCGAATTTGTCGCGGCCAGGCACACCGAGGCCAGCGAGCAGATTTTGCATGCCGTCACGTAGTTTTGTGACGACGCCCATCAAGCGCGAGCCTCAAACCTGTCACGCAATTTTTCGAGCATGGCTTGCAGTACGCTTTCCATCGCGCTCAGCAACGCTTCCTGTCGTTCTGGTTCGCTGCGATGGTCGCTATCGCAAACAGCAACGAGCACATCGAGTATTTGCTGATAGGTCTCGTGTTCCATTTTTAAGGTCTCAGCTCGCCATGGCGTCGAGATTGTACCCGCGCTTCTTGCGCTCGAAGCACGCCCAGGCAAGTGCCAGCGCGCATACGCAGTCGTCATGCTGTCCGGGAGGCGCTGAATAGCGCACGCCGAGCGCGGTGTATGAATATTCGAACTCGGACAACTCGATGCTGATCGGCCCTTGCGGAAAGCGCACCTTGCGTTCGTGGATCGCCAGCGCCAGACCTTCCATCAGCATCTGCTTGGATGCGCTGGTGAACCGAAACCCTTCCAGCCGCGGGCACGACAATTCGTAGACGTCCGCGCCATTGCCGCTCTTGCTGTGATCAGGGCGCTTGATCGCCTCGACGATGGGATCACCAACACCGGTCTCATCGATCAGAGCCGGCGTCCTGGCGACAAACTTCTTGATGATCTTGACTTGTTCCGACCACGGTTTCTGAAACCGCAGCGCAATGGCGACGCAGCCCTCGGCATCAAGCCCGATGCCCACCGTCCAGTCCTGCTTGCGCGCCAGATCCCAACCCCACGCAACCGCCGGCTTGCCGGACAGCGGCGCGATGCAGGCGCGTATGTGGTCGGCACCGAACGGATTTCCTTCGTCATCGCTCGGCTCGGCGAGGTAGAGCTCGCGGAACACATGGTCCGGCAGCATCGACTTGGCCGACTCGATCTCCGCGTCGGCCAGCACACCAGCCGCCACAGCGTCATAGGCCGTGAGCTTATGGTATCCGAGTTCCGGAAAGCCAGCCTCTGCCTTGCGCGCGAGCTGATAGAACCAGTTCTTTCGTCCTTTGACGTTGCCGATGATGCGGATCGGCCCGCGCGTTGCGGTGAGGGTCGAGCGGATGGCGTGCCAGCTTTCCTCTTTGAAACGCGACGCCTCGTCAATCACCGCCGCATAGACGTCTTCGCCATAGAGCGAGTCGGAATGATCGCCGCTGCGGAACGCAATCACCGCGCCGCGCGCGTTGGTCAGCGTGTGATCGCTGAGATTGACCGCGAATATCGGCAAGCCGTCCTGGTCCACGAAATGCTGGCGCATGCGGTTGAACGCGATGCGTGCCTGCAGGCTCACCGGCGCAACCCACCAGAAGTTTTGTCCGGGCGCGCCTTGCAGCGCCTTCTCGTACAGCCAAATAATGCCGCTTACGGTCTTGCCGCTCTTGCTGCTCGCCTCGATGACGGAGATGCGGCGCGGATCAAACATCGCCGCCATCTGCTTGGAATACAGCGGCGGCCGTTGATAGATGATCTCCTGCGGCACCTGCTCGAGCATTACGCCGCAGCCTCGTCGTCGACCGCAGCAGGCTGCTCCTCGACCTCCGTCGCATCACCCTCGATGGTCGCGTCGCTGTATACCTTGCCGCCGCGCTCATCGAGAATCGTGCAATTGACGATGGTGCGCTGCCGCTCGCCCTGCGGCACCATCGCGATCGCCGCCAGCCGCGGCGCCTCGTATGGCGTGATCGCCTCGAGGTATCGCAACTGCAGCATCGCGAGATCCATAAAGATCTTGTAGTCGCCGCCTTTCCGCGGCTCACCATTGGGCTCCCACGGTTGTTTGAGCGCCATCGCCGAGCCGAGATAGCGCGCGGTCTTGCGTAAGCTCGTCAGCGAGAGCTCATGCACGGCCGGCGCGTTCGCTCTGGCTTTCTCGATCGCCGCGATGGTGCGCTTGTTGAGCGCTCCGGCCGGGCGGCCACCCTTGGTGGGATTGTTTGGGTCCTTCGCCCGCGACTTGCGTTTGTACGGCTCAGGGGATTTGGAAATGTCGGCAAAGTTGAATGGCTTATCGGGGGGCGTCGTCATGCCGGTACCGCGGCCTCTTCGGGTTGATGCTCAGGCCTGGCCACGCGCTCGGCCTTGACCTGCTCGAAGGTTTGCCCGTCGAGCGTGGCCTGCTCGCCGGTGAACGCCTGCCAGCGCAGCACCGCAACGTCGACGTAGGCGGGATTGATCTCGAGCGCGCGGCAGGCGCGCCCGGTCATCTCGGCCGCAATGATCGTGGTGCCCGAGCCGACGAACGGATCGTAGAGGACATCGCCGGCGGCCGAGTTGTTCTCGATCGGCCGCTTCATGCACTCGACCGGCTTCTGCGTGCTGTGACCGTGCCCACTGTCCTCGCGCGCCGGGATCTGCCACAGCGTCGTCTGGCTGCGGTCGCCAAGCCAGTGCCCGGTGGCGCCCTTGCGCACCGCATACCAACACGGCTCGTGCTGCCAATGATAATCGCCGCGCGAGAGCGCAAAGCGATCCTTCGCCCAGACGATCTGCGACCGGACTTCGAAGCCGGCCGCCTCAAGCGAGGCCTGCACGGTGCTCGCGTATTTTCCGGCGTGCCAACAGTATGCGGCATCGCCCGGAAACAGCACCCACGCCTCGCGCCAATCGGCGCGATCGTCATTGGCAACATCGCCCATCTTGCCGCGGTTGTTATTGACGCCGGCCTCGGCTCGCCACTTTGGATTGTAGTCGACCCCATAGGGCGGGTCGGTCACCATGAGATGCGGCGCCGAGCCGCCGAGCGCGAGCGCCACATCACCGGCGTTCGTGGCATCGCCGCAGACTAGACGGTGGTCCCCGAGCAACCAAACATCGCCCGGCTTGCTGACCGGAACCGCAGGCGCCTCAGGCACCTCGTCGGGATCCGTCAACCCCGCGTTGGCTGGATTAAGGAACGACGCCAATTCCGCATCACCGAACCCAAGCAGCGGCAGCTCAAACCCGTGCAGCTTCAACTCGCCGAGCTCGAGCTGCATGAGCTCCTGATCCCAACCGGCGAGCAGCGCGACCTGGTTGTCGGCAATTCGTAACGCGCGTTTGTCGTCGTCGGACAACCCACGCTGCATCACCACCGGGAACGTCTCGAAGCCAGCCTTGATCGCCGCCAGCCGCCGGCCATGCCCCTTGAGGATAACGCCGGCCTCGTCGACCACGATCGGCTGGTCCACGCCGTAGCGCAGCATGAGGTTGGCGAGCAGCTCGATCTGCTCGTCGCTGTGCGTGCGCGCGTTCTGCGGATACGGCGTGATAGCGGCCAGCGGCCGGGTCTCGACGTGCGCGGCCGGCTGTGCCTTCGTTTCCTTGGCTATTTTACTCGGGCCGCGCTTCACGGTGGTTCACCTATCCGGCACACGGGCTACCCCGGCTTCAAAGGGGCGCGGGCGTCCATGCGTTGGTTTGCGCTGGCCGCTACCCACCTAGCGCGCCGGCGCAAAACGCACCAGCGGCCATTTGTGGGCGTTTCACGTGAAACATGAATCCGGGGAATATTTGGAAACGCGCGCCGCGCGGTCGAGGGACGTGGATTTTGGCCCTCAATAGATGCGAGGAATGGAAACCAACAACAATGTAAAGAAACCAATGCACGCGACCGATGGAACTTTGATTGATCGCGACTTGCGACTAGTAGCTTGGATTGACGCGCACCGCAATAGGTAGCTCTGCGGATTGGATGATATCGCCGACCCCGAGCTCGATGCGGGTTTCGCGGCCAAACATTTCGAGCAGGACGATTTCGCGGGCGCGCGGGCTCATGCCCTGGTAGATCGCGTTGAAGCCACAGAACGATCCCGAGTTAATCCGCACGCTCTGGCCTGGCTTGAACACCCTCGACTTCGGTGGTTTTGGTAGTCTTACCAAACCGTTGCGCATGGTGGCGCCCTTGATTTTGTCGATTTCGGCGTCCGGGCAGCGTGCCGGATGATCGCCGGCCATGATCAGGCCGAGCACGCCGATGGTTTTGGTTATGACCCGCCAGCGGTCGACGACCCGCACGAACAGGTAGCTGGGAAACAGCGCCACGATGCGCGGCGTGCCGTTGATGTGGATCCGAATCCGCGGGGCGTAGATCTCAAAGCCTTCGCTGGCGATGCGGATCCCGACGGAGGTTTCCCTCTGCGAGACGGTTTGCGCCACAGCCCAAAAGGTCATGGGCTTTGCCTTTAGCGCGGCAGCGGCGAGCGCGTCAAATTTCTGGGGCGCGAATACCAGGGGAACCCGACCCAAAGGAAGTCGGGTATTCCACACCCGACCTTCTTCCTTTGGTCGGGTTGGGGGTATGGGGGGAAGAAGGAAACATGTGGAAAAGATAGTTTCACATGTGGAGAAGGTATGTGGCGAAGATGTGCGGAACCCCTCTCATAGCATCTGGCCTGCCTTGTAGAGGCATGGCGACCGCAGTGATTTCGGCTTCGATTGCGGCCCGTTCGCTTGATAGATTTTATCCTGAAACATGAGGTAATCCATTGCCGCTCGGAGGAGGTGTTTGCGAGTGGCTTTTTTCGCATGCAGCGCCTTTGCTTCCGGCTGATCGGCAAAAATGGTAGGCGCGAAATTGCGCGCGGTCGGTGTTGCGCTGGCGGTCAGGTCTTGCTTGTTGTACCGCTCGAGGATGGCGAGAAAGATCGCTTTGGCGTCTTCTTCGTGCGAAAGTTTTTCCAACGAGGTTGATCCGGGCTCGGTCAATAGCAGACCGTCTTTCCAGACCAGCCTTATAGGCTCGCCTTTTGGCCCATAATTAGCCTTCATGGTTTCGAGGACACGGACATCGGACTCGTCGTCGTCCTCGTCGCCCTGCTTATTGGGCGCCTTTAGGTAAAGCCTAGATCGGACTGAATTATTCCAAGCGGTTGAGCCGGACATGCCGCTACCACTGGCGATGCCTGAGAGGCTTGGATGCGAGAGCAGCAATATTGCGGTATCGATCTCGATGCACAGGCCGCGCAAGAGGCCGATGCATTGACGCGCTTCGGTGCGGTTGCGCTCGTCGACCACGAATATATCGGCAGCGGTGTCGAGTCCGATCCAGCGTGGACGTATCTCACGCGCGGTGGCCTGGAGCTGTGCGAATAGCGGCGTTGGGCGCACGATGCCTTTGCCATCGGCTGCGGCCATCACTGCATCCCTGCCGGCGAGACTAAGCAAGTGCAGATCGGCAAGCTCGCGAAAGCTAGTTCCATAGTGCTTGACGATCTGAGCCATCCTAAAATGCATCTCGTCCTCGTCGTCCTCGGCGGAAATGAACATGACCGGGCCTGGCTCGGGCAGCTCGCCGATCCAATCTCGACCAAGGACGGTGGCGACCGCGAGCTGCATCGCCAACAAGGTTTTGCCGACGCCGCCTTCACCTGAAAACAGCGTGACGTTGTGGGCTGGGACGCGGTTGCGCACGATCCATCGGCGCTCGGGCGGCGACACGCCTTCCCAAAGCGTGACGTTGATCATCGGCAGCGGCTTGAGCGGCTTCGGTGGCCTGACGCCATTTGCCTTGCCCGGCTCTTCGATATGCTCACCCTTCTCAAAGCCGTGTGCGATGCGCGCCTGCACACCGTCCTCGCCGAAATGTCCGACCAGGCCATTGGCTTGCGCGGTCGAGTAGAGTTCATCGATCGCCGTTCCCTTAT